TTTGCCAAAAAAATTCATCAAACATTGGGATCAACGACTTTTCAAACAGTGGATCAAGGTACACAAGGGTTGCTGGTTATGGCAACGCACCCGCACAACCAGTGGCTACGGTGTCCTATACCATGACAAGACCAAATGGTTGGCGCACCGTTTCGCAGTGTTGTTGTACGGTATGTGCAGTGAAGCCAAACTATCACGCAACATAGTACGACACACTTGTGACCGTGGACATGAAGGTTGTGTGAATCCTAGGCACCTTATCGTGGGCACACAGCGAGAGAATGTTGGGGACATGATGAAGCGAGGCCGTTACAAACACTACAAGCAGATTGATTAAATACTGTTATGCCACATGTTATTAACTTTATTTCAATATCAGACAATGACCTTGCTCGCTTTATCAAATGGTGCTCAACCGTGTGTTTTAATAAGTGGTCAGTAGAAACAGTGGGCACAGAAACACATTTCATATTTTGGGACAGGATGGACGCAGATAGATTTGTGCTGTGCCATCGCGATTTTCTAGAAGCTTTATAGAAAATGGTGGCCTAGAAAAATTGTGTTAGCCGCATACAGGATTTTTTGTAAAAAGGGGTGGCCACCCTAAAAAAACCTAGCAAAACAGCGACCCCATTCTAAAAAACAATAAATCACTTTACTAGTAGCAAACAGGGTGAGCATAGAATCCTAGCGTACGCAACACAAATGAATCCACCCTTCATCAATGTGTAAGCAATGTGTAGCAACAGGACATCCACCGTGAAAGAATAACAGCATATTGGACACATGATGGATCCACCGTGCTGGAATAACAGCATATTGGACACGGTGAAGCCACCGTTCATCAATGTGAAATGAAACATTAGCCCACGGTGGGCTACGGTGGAACAAGGTGATCGCACTCTTTTATAGGTGGCTGTGTCAATCAACAACGGTGACTATGCTTTAATAAACAACAACTGAATAACACAACACTTTACCACCATTTACCATTGTCCAACACACAATCAGACTTTAATATGTGAAAGTGAAACAGCGTTCAAAACAAAAGCACAAGCAACTGCTATACAAACAACAGGAACAACGCAGGGAACTATTATGGGAATGGAAAAACAAATTCATAATAAATCCACAATGTCAAGGAAAAAGATTGACAAAAGCACACAAAAAGTGTTAGTATAGTAACAAGCAGAGAGAACAACAACTACGGCGGATTATGTGCTGTATTTGGAGTATCAGTTATTAGCCTCTCAAAATGCTTCAAAAAACAGCCATTATCCCCGCAAAAACAAGGAAGACTGCTAAATACTAGCACAACAACATTATAAGGAGAACGCAATGGCAACATTAGAACAACAACAACAACATTTAATCAATGTGCTGGCGGAAAAACCCCGTCAATTCAACTATGACATCCCCGTGTATAGGACGCAATGTATCACCGTACGACACAAAATGACAGCGGATGAACTACAAGAATGGGCATATGAAGAAGATTTATGTAAAGATTTGGACGCAATCCCCACAGCACAAGAATGGGACGCTTGGAATCAAGCATATTTAGATCAGTTACAACAAGACGATGCTTGGGGAGAAGTGGATGAATGGAATGTTATAGAACAATGGCACAGAGACGAGGACTACAGCAACTGGGAATTAGACGGTGAAATTGACACTTGGACTGACAAGGAGGGTGAATAATATGACACAATTCGCGGAACTATTTACGGTTGTGGAGGAAGAACAACTCAAACAACGCAAACTACGGCAACAACAACAAGCCAATCACAGGGAACGCAAACGCAAGGCGGAAGCAGAGGAACTAGCCAAGCAAGAGTTGATGCTGGCACGATTACGAATGGCAATCCCACCGCTACTAGGACCCAGCGTGAGCACGGCAATGGCGAACTATATGGTAGCGGACGCTGTACGCAAACTACAAAACCAATTATGGGGCTACTACGACAACATTTGGATAACAAACAAATCAAAAGCGTGGGGCAGTAATGGCGTGGCAAACTACTATTGTAGGATCAACGCCAAGCAAGGGTTACATATGTACATCAACATAGGTGAATGTATCCGCCAAGTGGGCAACGACACGCAAGAGGCATGGGATGTGATGTTTAACAAAATACTGGCATACGCACTGGACAAAGAACAATTAAACTGGTGTCGCAAGTACAGGGCGATATACAAGCAAAAGTATGGCACAGGGTACAAAGGGCACTAAAAACAGGCATAACCACCGTCAAAAGTGGAGGAAAGCATAAATATTAGTATGGACAACAACGACAACAGGATACGCACCAATAACAAACCCAGCAAACAACAGCAAAAGGTTGAGCAGGGCATAGCGATTATACAACACCTTTTTATGGAACTGGAAAACCTAAGACAGCACAACTTATATCAACGGGACAAGTTGAATATGCTAACACGCACAATCCAGTACCACTTCAAGGATTATTTAAAAGAAGAGGACAACAACGATGGCACTGAAAATACGGGCTCATAAAACAGCATACAACAGCAATTTAGTAACAGGACAATCAGCAAGTGTAAAGATAGTACCAGCACCCGCTGACAATGAAGTACTACATCAGCATATGGACAACAGCGTTGATGCTGTGCTTGGACACTTGATTGATTATTGTAACCACAACTACTTGGACATAGAAGAATTTTTGGACAAGCAAATCAAACACCACCCTTTTAAACGCAAAGCAGGGCAACGCTTGTACATAGGCAAGCAATTTAAACACACTGACAACGCTGTAAAAAGAGAAGCAATGGGCGTGGGCAAAATATATACGCATCGCAAACTAATCAGCGATACTAGTGAAAAATGCTTCAACAAACTAAACAAGTATGAATTAGAACATTTTACGGACGCAATGATTAAACGCTGGAATCGTTATATGACATACTTAAATCAACTGCTGTTAGGCAGAGACGCACTGGACACTACATATGGGCGTATAACGGGCTTATGTGACGACTACAAAGTACAAATAACTGAAATCAAAGACGACAACGCCGCACAATTAGTGGGCGTAAATACAACACAACTTTAGAAGAAGAGGAAATGAAAAATGGCACAAACACAACAAAATCGCAGGCGCGATTATATTAATCACAATAACAACATAATAACTACAAAAACAACATTAAATTCAATCGCTGAAAGCGATGAAAAAAACACAAACTTGGCTAAAGCCAATTCAATTGAAATTGATGTGTTACCAAGTACTTGGCGGCATATCAAAGTGGATTTATTTAACAATGCTTCAATTGAAGAACTTGAATTAGATAGAAGCAAACACAAACTGGCAGTGAGTATAATAACGCAAAGCCAGAGCATCAACCAATATTATTGTAGCATCAACAATGTGAGATTTAGGGACTTTAAGAGGGGAATTGATGTACTGGGCAAACACTACAACGCTGTCAAAAACTTGTATGATGAATATGCTAGTTATGGCGTGGATAATTTAAGGGCTTCAAAATGTTACTTACCCAACAAGCAAGGGCAAAAGCATCAAACAGCACACAACTTATCTTTTATTATGTACAGCACAGCACAAGGGCATACAGCAACGCTTGTATATACCAGCGACAAACACGCAACTGACTACTACATAGAGTTTAAACTAACACAGCAAGGGCTTACGCAACAACAAAAGCGATTTGGCATAACACACACAGCACAAAAGTCTGGTACAACAAACGCATCAACTTATAATGCTTGTACTGATTTGGATTAAGGAGGATATATGAAAACAATAGAAGCAACAATGGCAGTGGGTGAAAAAACAATTGAAATAAGATTTAATAGAAAAGCACCTAAATCTCGCACTATAAAATGGGATGTACGCAAAAATGTTATACAGCGATATTTACAAGGTGAATTTGGATACAGCAAATCAATTGAACAGGATATTGAAAAACAAATTGATGCTTACATCAAAAAGAAAAACATTAAACACAGCAACAGAGAATATATAAAAAATTATCTTTTTAGTTAAATCCTCTTTACATTAACAACAAAGGCTATACTTTTAGTGTAGCCTTTTTTTATGGCCAATTTTCTTTTAGGCCAATTTTTTAGGTTAATTTTTGGGCGTCCTTTTCAGCGTAGTGTAAGGTGTTGGAGACATAGTGTAAGGTGTTGGAGGCGACGAAAGGACTGCTATTGCTAACAGTCCTTTACATACAACGATTATAAAGAAGAGATTGTAAATGGCTATTTACAACTCAATAGTATTTATCTTTCTAATTTTTCGTACATTCTGTACAATTCAGCTCTAAAATTATCACCAACTTTATCACCTTGTGGTAATTTCATTCTGTCATCCATACGCATTTCTCTAATCTTTTCGCGTATTTCCATTTCACTTGTTTGTGTAGTTTGTGTGTTGGTTAATGGATTAGGTGCTTTGCCTTCACTCATCATGTTGTACAATATTTCAAGTCCATCAGCAGTATCACTCAATGGATAATTTAATACATGTGCTGGCAGACTTGTTGCAAATTTTTTAACTGCTTCAAGTTTGCTGTCATATTCATTACCCCATTTTGTTTTCAAGTTTGCGTTCTCTTGTTCTAGGTCAGCACGGGCTGGTTGTGATGATTGTATCTGTTCATCGATTGTGTCCAATTGATCCTTGTACAATGTTACAACACCTTCAACTTGTTCTTGTGTTAAGTTCAAATGTCTAAACATGTCCTCAGCATTTGTTTTTACATCATTGTCCTCTGTCATTTTTAAATCAATGTTTTCTGTAAAACTCCAATTGTATTCTTTGGGTGCTTTGGGTAGTTCAGCAAATTTCTTTTCAAGTTCATTGTAACTTTTTGCTAGATCTTCTGGTGCTTTGAATTTTTCAGGCAACCATTCCGGTCTATCAACTGCTTCCTCTGTTTTTTGTTCAACTGGTGCAGTAGGATCTGCTGGTTGTGTGTCACCTAGTAAAGATGATTGTTCGTTCGTTTCATTTTGTGTTTCGTCTGTCATTGTTTATCTCCTGTGATATTTACTTTAGTTTCATTTAAATCCATCATATTGCGTATCCTTGACACCATTTGGCGTTGTGCTTCTTTGTAGATAGCGGCATTGCTGTTTGGATTGTCACTGCTTATGCGTGTTTGGTTTGCTATGCGTTCTAAATCATCTAACACAGCATTCCCTTCTGTTGTAGTAAACACACGATTATATGATTCCTTCATTCGTTTCATGTCAGTTTTCATTTTGTATTTCCCTTGAATATATGTATCCATGTGTATTCAAACCAAGCCGTTCCATAGCACGATGATATCCTTTGCGACTGCTCCAACTGTACAGCATAATTTTGCCAGCACCTCTTTTGGCACCCCAAGTTTCTAATCTTTCTAAAAGTATTTTTGGATATTTTGGATTGCATTTGTCGTTGATCAACAACGCAGAAACATTTACATCACATCTATTGTACCACCAATTTTCAGATAGTTGTGCTACAACTAGGCAATGTACATAGCCACTAGTGTCTTCAATGGCTTCTGTGTATCCATAACCAGGATGTATTTGCTCACATTGTATAAGTTGATCTAAAAATCTATCGCAGTATTCTTGCTTGTCATATTGATTATTGATTTTCTCACAAAAGTTTTTTGCAAGTTGTACAAGCACTTTGCGTTTTGAAGGTGATGTATAATCACTGCCTGTTTTAAATACCATCATGTTAAGTTCGTTTCGTTTGTATTATTTATTCAACTGCTGGTGGTGCCATTGGCGGTACTGTTTGTGTTGGATCCTGTTCTGCTATAGCCTGTTGTGCTTGTTGCAAGAATTGTTGTTGCTGTTGTGCTTCTAATTTTTGTGCAACTTCATCTTCATCCAACAATACTTCTGGTGACATATCGCCATCGCGTGTAATTTTTCTAGCAAGTTTTTGTATGTCAATGTGTGCTAATGCTTCTGGACCCATTTGTGCAAGTACAGAAAGCAACTGCATATCTCTTTGTATTTCTGACATGCTAATACCTTTTTTAACTGCTGAATTAACAACAATTTCAAACTGCGTACCATCAGTAATAAATTCTGGAAGTTCACCTCTTAACTGCAAACGCTTGATTAAATTTGTGATTGTTTGTCTTAAGAATTCATTTTCTAAACGGATTGCGTATGGGCCAATTCTTCTAAAAAATTCTTGCTGTCTAACCATAACTTCTTGTGCAGTCATTTGTTGTGTTTGGTTTGGTGGTATAATTGCATCGTTGAATAATATTTTTCTAATTTTTTCTCTTTGGTCTTCAACTGCTTGGAAACTTATTTGAAAGTTACCTGCAATTGGTAATGGTCTAATTTCACTATCAACTGTAATAATATCACCTGGTTCAATTTTTGTGTTTTGAAAGTTAATAGAACTTTCACTACCATCAACTTGGAAAGCACCCAAGCCAGCAAATGCACTTTGTTTCATAATCAATTGTGTTGCTTCATTGGCTACTCTAATATGTGGTAGTGCTTGACGACAAGGTGAGTTGCCCCACACGCTACCAAGTTCTTTACCAAATCTAAACACAATAAACATTTGTACTGGTGTTGGTCTTTCTTCTAACATCACCATGCCTTCTTCAAGCATAACTCTGTACATCATTTCTTTTTCACCTGGCAAACGCAAACAACTTTCTAAAACTTTAATTTGTTGTTGCGGATTTTTTTCTAATATCCTGTTGTACTTGCTTGGTACTTTGCTACCATACTTTTCAACTAGGTATTGTGCTGACAATGTGTGTGATCTAAACACAGTATCAACTTCACCTTTGTGATTGTCTAAGAAATATAATTGGTGTGTTGGTATAGGAAGGAAATCTATACTTGTATCATCTTCAATCATTGTTAATGCGCCAGTGCCACAAATGATTGCGTCCATTAAACTTTCTGCGGCCGCGGTGTAGAAGTTGCTGTCTCTAATTGTTTTGAAAACAACTTTGTTAGCCATGTCTAACATTTGTCTTACATCACTTGCAACTTGTGGTTTGATTGAATCTCTTACATCTATGTGTGCCCATTGTTGGTTGTTTGGAATCAACAATGTTAAGATAGTAGACAAAAGATTTTGCACACCATCTGATGCTGTTGCATCAAACAATTTCTTTCTGTCTGTTTCGCCTTCTCTAGTACGCCATATGTCTCTAGACGGAAAAGTAAATTTGTAAATTTCACTCAACTCATCTTCATGCGTTTCTCTGGCGGCTTTGGCTTGCTGATAGATTTGTTTAATTGCGTTCATGTATTACCCGTAAATTTTTCCAAGCAAAGTTCTTTTAGTACTTGGACCCAATGCTTCATCTTTGATTCCCATGTAACTGCTTCCGCCTCTTCTTGTGATCAATGTACCTCTGCCTCTTTTTCTTTTAAGAGCTTTTGATAAATTGTTAGCGGCATCTGATTGTGCAGTTTCTTTATCAATGATGACTTGTTTTGCGTCTCTTTCCATTTGAATTTTGTCTTGGGCTCTTGCCATCTCTTCTGCTGATGGAACTTTTGGTTTCATAAAACTCATTACTGAACTCCCAATTTGTTAATTAATGTTTCTATTTTTCCTAATAAGCCTCTTCTGCTTCCAGTTGCTTGACTTTCAACACCAAGTGCTGTGCCTCTTTTACTTACTAGGCTTCCTCGTCCTCTAACCAATCTACCTCTTCTTGCTACACC